TAGTTCTATGCGTCTGATTGGAGCCCTGGCAGCGGGCGAAACTCCAGACGCTTCAGAAGCCGCAGACGGTCTGATGATCCTGAATCAGATGATGGATTCATGGATTGCCGACCGTCTGATGTGCTTCACCATCAATATTCAAGAGTTTCCTCTGGTTCCTGGCCAACAGGTCTACACGATGGGAACTGGAGGGAATTTCAACGTACCACGGCCCGCTAGAATCGAGCGAATGAGCATTGTTTCGCTCACCAATCCTGTTCAGCCTCTTGAATTGCCGATGGAGATGCTGACTGACTACGACTGGCAGGTACAAATCCCAGTTAAGCTGGTCAATTCCACTCTTCCACTACAGGTCTATGACGATGGGGCTTTTCCTCTCAGGAATCTGAATTTTTGGCCGATTCCTACCACTGCCGTCAATACACGCATCTATTCCTGGCAGGCGCTGAACCAGTTTCCAGACCTCGTAACCGACCTTACTTTCCCTCCAGGCTATGCAGAAGCCCTTCGCTATAACTTGGCAGTAAGACTGATCGCAGAAATGCCCGGAGAGTACGCCCAAATCACCGTGCAAGTCACTTCCGGGTTGGCTTCAGACACCTTGGCCCGCGTCAGAGTTATGAATATGCCGATGATTCAATCTTTCTGCGACCCGGCTCTGTCTGGCGATGGTGCTCATTATGACTGGAGAAGCGATTCCATTGTAGGCGGGAGACATTGAGTAAATTCCCGCTGGTAGGGCCTTCCTACACTAGTCAGTCAGTGAATGCTGACTGCCAGCAAACCATCAATTTGTATCCTGAACAGATAGAATCAGGAGCTGGTAACTCCAATATCGTTCTGTATCCAAGCCCAGGTACTAAAACCTTTGTCTCTTTGCAGGCCAACATCACGAAAGAGGGAACGTCAGCAACTAACGTAACAGGGCCATGCGCCCCAAATGAGATTGTCTGGACGAATCCAGAGAACTCCATTCTAAATCAGCCCGGTAGCTATGCTCGAGTCTCGCTTAACATGGGGCCCAATCTGATTCAAACGGCTAGTGGAATAGCCAACAGCGGAACCTTCTCAGGGGCTTTCTGCACCATAACTCTCGGTGCAGGGCATTTTGTTGTCTTACTAGGCATTGGCTTTACCAATCCAGGCTTGAGCTTCAATTCGACAGTCTTAGGCTTGCCTATATCCGGCGTGTTTCAATTCAATCATCACTTTGTTGGCCCAGCCGATGAGCATATCTCAATGGTCTACGCCTTCACAGGAGCGGGAGGTACAGACACTTTCCAAGTCATTTCTGCCGGCTTTGATGGTGGATACGCCATCGTCGCTCTTGAGTTTGAGAACGTCCCCAATGGGATTGGAGTAGACAGCGGGTCTGGGAATTTTGGGTCATCTGTTGGGCCTTCTCTCCTTACCACGGGACCCATAACAACCACTTCTAATGATCTGATTGTCGCCGCTTCTTACACTTTTGGAACCATACCGACTAATGGAGTGGGCTGGACGCCTACGGGAGTTACGGCGACTTTCAGCAATGCGGGCATCGGTGGCGGGAATAACACCCTATTTTCAGGTTGGCAGGTAGGTCCGGCAGGTAGTTATGAGGGAACATTCAACGACCCAGGAGCAGATCCGTCATGGATTGCGCAAGTAGCCGGCTTGACTGGCATCGTCCTTATCCCTTGCTCCCAGGCTATCGTAGTAGGGAATTTCGGCATTAGCGTACCGACTGGTGATGGAATCCTAGGTGTAGCAGTCATCATTGGCGGCCACCAGACTGACCTGACAGCCGATATTTTCCTAAATGTTCAGGTCCAACTAGCTGACGATACGCTCTCGCCGACCATCTTACAGGCTCAGCTTCCCTTATCTGATGGTCTAATCACCGTTGGGAACATCAACCAGCAATGGGGTTTTGCTCTGACTCCCGCGATTGTGAATGATCCTGGCTTTCGAGTCTTTATATGGGCCGAAGCGCACGGAGGGGAATCCGTTGAATTTAATATCTACAGCATAGAACTGCAGGTTTGGTACGCCTGATGCCGATACGAGGGATATTCACAATCAACGGAAGGACTTTTGCAGTCGCTGACAATTCTTTCAGCGAAATCTTCTCCAACATGACCCAGACGTTCTATGGAAACGTCTCGAACGATTCTAGGCTGGTTTCTATGGCTGCCAGCGGCCAGCAACTTCTGCTCGCCAGCGCCGGCTTCGTCTACCTGTTCGACTTGAACACCAACACGCTTACCCAGGTTCCCCAAGCCAACTTTACAGGAGCAGTGGCGCAAGTCGGCTACAGCGATGGATTCTTTATCGCCTTGGTATCAGATTCCAACCGTTTCTATGTATCTGGGCTTCTCGACGCTAACGATTGGACTACTAACGGCGCTTCGCTAGTCTCTGTGTTTCCCGACAACTTGACTTCTATGCTTGTGGACCATAGAGAGCTGTGGTTCTGGAGCAAGACAAAAGCGGTTGTCTACTACGACTCTGGTAATGTCTTTCCCTTCGATGTGGTACCCGGCGGGTACATCGAGCAGGGATGCGTGGCTCGCTTCTCCCCGGTAAAGCTAGATAACACCATCCTCTGGCTAGGTTCCGACGAACGAGGAAGCGGTATCGTCTGGAGAGCCAACGGCTACACTCCTCAGAGAATCAGCAACCATGCAATAGAGTTTGCGATGCAAGGATATGACCGCATAGACGACGCCATTGGGTATAGCTTCCAGATGCAGGGGCATTCCTTCTACCATCTCTACTTCCCATCTGCCGACAAGTCTTGGCGCTACGATACAGCCACCAATATGTGGCATGAAGTGGCCTTTTGGGACCAGACCTTTGCGGTATTCAGAGCCCACAAGAGCCAAGTTCATACCTTCAACTTCGGGAAGCACCTAGTAGGAGACTGGCAAAGCAACAAAATCTATGACATGGAAATTCCGAAGTACAATGCCGGAGTCTGGGACTTCGCTACCGACGATGGAAACCTAATTCGGAGAGTCCGAAGGGCAGCCCACGTCTCCAGTGAGCAGAAATTCTTCACTCACCATCAGATTCAGCTGTTCCTAGAGACTGGTTTAGGCCCGATTCCTCCACTCCCGGGCTTCGAGGTTCCGACTTCTTACATCCTAGCCGACAATACAGGCGCTCTATGGTCTATGGGAGTCAGTGACATTGGGATTCTNACCACTACAGGCGGGGCNTTCGGCCTAGCNAAGACNCTATTCCTNAACGATACCGANGAAGGGTTGACNTCTTGGCAGGTAGAAGTNTCNCCTATCGGGGCTTTGACNACTACACAGGTNACTTTCAATGCTCTTTATCCCACTTTTCTAGCNATGGTNAGCGCATCGGGNAATCAGNGNTANACNNTGCACCTGAACAACATCGGNCTNCTGATTACCGACCCCAATGGAGGCGTCTACCGCGACCCGCAGATTTCCCTCAGCTGGAGCGACGATTCAGCCCATACATGGAGCAACGAATACATNCTAAACGCTGGGCAGGCAGGGGAATACAAAGCCAGAGTCATGCGTAGGAGGCTTGGCAGGGCCCGCGATAGGGTCTATCAAATCTCAATGAGTGACCCGGTACCGTGGAGAATCGTCGCTGGATATGCGGAGATAGGCAATGGCTAATCAACTCAGCCCACCACCAGTTCGTACTCCTTTCGCCGGCAAAGACCCATCTGGGAGTGGAGTATCTTGGCCCTGGCTGAAGTGGTTTCAGGACATTTTTACGCAAATAGGGACCGTGTTAGTCGTTTCAGTATTTGGCAGAACTGGAGCAGTCACTCCGCAAGCAGGAGATTACCCACCAAATCTAGGCGGAACAGGGCAAACGGCATGGAACAAAGGCAATCTGCTGGTAGGAACGGGCCCAAACAGTACCGACCTCAAGCCTGTAGGCGCGGCTGGAAGTGTCCTTACAGCAGATCCTACTACAGCCGATGGCGTCAACTGGATAGCTCCAGGGGCCAGCGCTACCACCAATCTGACCATGCCGGCAGAGTTTACCGTAACAGGCTCAGGGCCCGGAACGATTGTAGTCACTAAAGCCGCNGAATCTCCAAACACCTTTTGGCGTGGTCCCACAAGTGGAGGCTCTTCTCCACCTACATTCGGTCCGCTTATACCCGCTGATTTTACAGGGGTTCAAAGGCAATCCTACAACTTTGGNGTAGATGTAGGGGCAGCGAATGCTTACGCAGTGGTTCTTTCTCCTGTCGTAACGGCCTATACTACAGGTCTAAAAGTGGCTTTCCTGGCTGTGAACGCCAATGGAGGGGGAGCNTCGACGCTGGCNGTAAACGGANTNGCAGCGAAGGCAATCAAGAAATGGGTTGGCGGGGCTCTTGTGGCTCTTGTGGCTGGCGATATTTCAGCCGGCCAGTATGTAGAGACAACTTATGACGGTACACAGTTNCAGTACAAGCCATGATAGAGCGCACGAAGGA